TCAAATCAGCCAGCTCGTATCTGAATGTCTGGTTGGCGATCCTCTGAGACAGGATCACCTTCAGGCGTGCCAGCAATGAGCCTGAGAACGTATCAATCGAGCGGATCACCGTTTCGCTGTTGGCGGTTGTGCCGGTCGTGATGACAAGGTTCCCGCTCGACTGGTTCACCGTCATGCCGCTGCCCGTCTGCAGCAGGGTGAACTCCTCAGCCGCTTTGCCGACGATCCCGCTGCCGACTTCAGCAAAGCCCGCACGCATGAATACTGGGCTGGTGTTGATCACTTCTACAGGCGTGGCCCGCAGCTCGGTGTCTGTCAGTCCGCCACCGCCAGCCGGCAACACCACCGGCAGCCGGCCGCTGTCCAGCGCCGGCAGCTTCCCGTTCACTGCTGCCAGCGTCGTCTCTGTTGCGGCGCCAGTCGGGAGCGGTAGGGCGCTGGCGCTCACCGGCTGCGTGGCCTGCCAGAAGGTGCCAGACACAGGCACTGCAGTGGCTCGCAGCTCGGCGTCGGTCAGCGGGCCAGAGACTGCAGCAGTGCCTGTGATCGAGACGCTGCCGCTGATCGGCTGAGTCGCCTGCCAGAACGTGCCGCTCACCGGCACCGCCGTGGCGCGCAGCTGGACATCAGTCAGCGGCCCTGACACCGGCTGAGTCGCCTGCCAGAACGTACCGCTCACCGGTTGCGTGACGCCACTGCCATCCACCGGCAGGCGGCCGCTCACCAGGGCCGGCACCTTGCCATCGATGCTGCTCAGGCTGCTGTTGCCGGTCGTCTGATTCGCGGCTGTGGCAACACCGCTCACGCTCACCGGAACGGGTGATGCGCGCAGCTGGGTATCCGTCAGCCCACCACCGCCGCCGCCGGCAGCAGGATCGTCAACAAACACCTGCAGCCGATCCGCAGCGCTCATCGACTGCGTGCTGAACTCAAGCGTGAGCGTCGTGTTGCCACCGCCGGTGGTCAGCACCGCACCCTTCGATGGCACGTTGAACTGATACAGGATCGTGCCGCTGGTCACGTTCGTGATCAGCAGGAACTGCTCCAGCGTGTAACTGCCAGGCACCACCACGGTGCCGGCATTGGCGGCGCCTGGTGTGAAGGTGTAAGTGGACAGGAGAGTCTTGGCCATCAGCTCAGTGCCACCGCTACCGCTGTTCCATTATCGTCCTGCCCATCCACCCAGTTTGTGCCATCATTCACCAGCACATCGCCAGCCTGTGCGCCAGCCACGTCAACATCGGCAAGGTCGCCAAGTCCGAACTGTCGTGGATCCTGACCGGCTGCCGAGCTTTCCGGCGCAACTCGCATCAACATCAATTCGGTGAATTCGCCATCGTCAATCTTCATGGCATCACGCACCTGATAGTTGATACCATCTACGGTCACGGCTGCGCCATAAATCAATCCGCCAAATTCAGAAGTTTTTGCTGTCAGCCTGTAGTCAGTGGTGATGATCATTTCACCAGCAACCACCTGACCAGGCATGTCAAGGATGCCAAGGCCGGTAACGGCGCCACTGGTAACAGTGACGCCGAAATCGGCCAGGAACAGAGATAAGTCCTCTGTTAGCGCCATCAGCCGTACTTCTTCAGGCCGAAGCCGAAGCAGGTAACAGCGCTGGAAGCGGTGCCCGTCTCAGCCGTGCAGCTAAGGCGGATGTAACGCTTCAGGTCGTCGTGGTTGAGCGTCTTCACTTCCTTGTAGGCAGCGTTGCCGATCGCAGTGAAGGTGCCGCCGGTCACAGCAGTGAAGGTGCTGTTGTCGGAAGATTCCTCAATGCGGAACGTCAGATCAGCGCTGGCGCCAGCAGCGGTGCCGGCCAGGATGATCTGAATGTCGCCGTCGTACTCAAGGAGATCGACGCCGGTCTGGTTGCCGGTAGCGGTGATGGTGGTAGTAGCCAGCAGCGTGAAATGCTGCAGCTTCTCAAGTGTCTGCTGGAAGATTGCCATTGGTCCTCTTGCGGAGTGGTTTGCGGAAAGGCTGCGGGCAAACTGCCGGGGCCGGCTCCACGATCGGAGCCGGCTGCGCTTTGCCCATGTTGATCAGAGCGGTGGCGTCCGATTGCTCGGTATCAACCACCTGCCCTGCCTTGACAGCCACGCCCCTGATGGACGTGTCCTTAAGGATTTGAATCAACATCAGAGGGTGTTGTTGCCGCGGCAGAAGCCCTCGGGATGACGGACCGCAAAGTCCACATCCTGCAGGGCCACCACGCGCACGGTGCCGCTGGTGCTGTGGGTGTAGGGATCCACGGTGAGATCCAGGCCGCTCCACATCGCCATGATCAGCTGGCTCCACACCGCAAAGAAGATGTCGTTGGTCTCAACCTGATTGCTGACGACGGCGTTGTAGCCGTTGACAGTGCCGCCAGGCTCGAACACATAGGCGCCGGTGTCGGTGCCCTTGTCCTTGGTCTTCAGAGCGCCGCGCATGGTGGCGTTCATCAGATATGCCATGGCGCCGATGTCGGCGTTGTCTGCGGCGATCTTGGATTCCATGCTCACCACCTCGGCATAGGTCGGGGTGTTGGCAGCGAAGTCCTCAGTGTTGATGCCGGTGGTCAGCTTGATGCCAAGCGGCTGGCTGCTGTTGCCCAGGCCGTAGAGGCCCACGCGGTCGATCTCAAGTGCCAGCACAGTGGCGAGATCCTGGCGAATCATCTGCTCCACGTCGATGCTGGCCTGCAGCATCAGGCGGCGGCTGTAGTCGGTGAAAGCGCCTACGGTTTTTGGCGAAAGGTTCACCTGATCGACGGTCTGCTGGCTCTCGGTGGGCGAGCCCGATTCAGCCACCCAGTAGGCGGTCGCCGCAGCGGTCTGGCGCGGGATGGCCACGTTGCCGGTCAGTCCGGTCAGGCTGGTGACGCCAAGGCCGGCCAGTGCCGAGCGGTTGCGCAGCAGTTCAATGAAGCTGCCGGGGCGGAAGTCAGTACCGACCAGATCGCCAGCGCCGGATGCGGTGCCAACAGTCAGATCACGGCGCAGCACCTCGCTCGGCACCATGATGCCCTGAGCAACCTTGCCGGCGCGTGCAGCGGCAGCCTCGGAGCACTCGCGTTCAAAGGCCGCGGCCTCCTGCAGCTTGCGGTCGCCAGGGTTGGCCAGTGCGTTGATCGCGCGCTGGAAGCTGAACTCACGGGTTTCCTTGGCGCTGAGGCCAATGTCGCCAGCAGACTCGGAAACAGGCTGCGCCTTGCTGCCAAGTTGATCGAGCACAGCAGCACGAGCCTCATCAAGGCTGCGGCCGGATTCGATCAGCTGGCGGCCAAGGTCGGCCATGCCGTGCTTTTCGGTGATAGCAGTGATGCCAGAGATGCGGGTGCGCTCAGCCTTGGCAGCCTCTGAAGCCGCTTCAGCCCGCACCGCCATCAGATCGGTGGTGGTGTCTTCCATGTCGGTAGAAGTTGGGACAAGTGATGCGGCTGTGGCCGCGACCGGAGCATCCATTGAACGCCCTACTCCGATTGTAGGGTCGGCAGGAATTGACACTAGCGATAGCTCGTGCGCGCTCCATCGCGTCACGATGAAGTCTTCGCCGCGCTGCTCCATATCGTTGATCGCATAGCCGAAGCTCACATTGCGCAGCACGCCATCACGAACGTCATTCATCACCTCCTGCGCAAATGGATTGCGGCTCATGCGCACGCGTGCGTAGCCGCGCTTCTGGTCTTCATCCACCCATGCGCGCTCAACCACGCCGATCAGCTTGTCGGGGTCATGGTTGAACAGCAGCGGCGCGCCATCGTTCAGCCGCGCAAGGTCTACGGCCTCGCGGGTGTGGGCCAGGATCTCATTGCCGAAGTAACGCGCAACGGGATACTCACTTGAAAATGGGAACTCAAGCGTGCGGTCATCTTCTGCGATCTGCGCTGAACGCGTGAATGACACCGGTTCCGAGCGCTGCATACGCTCACCGGTTGCCACTTCAAACAAGATCTCCTGCATGTCATTGTCGCTTAGCCACTGCCGGGCCTCGTCGGCGCTGAATCGTGCTGCATCAAAGCGAATGGCCTGCAGCTCGGTATTGCCATCCTTGATCCCATAGATGAAGTCAACACCGGGACCGCCTTCATCATTCACGCGCCGGATCTCATCGTATTGATCAGGATCGGTCAATCGCGCCGCGTGCTCATTGGGATACGGTCGTTCCATCGTGCGATCTTGCAGTGCCTTAATCCTATCGGCTTTGGATGTAGCCCAGCTTTGGCCAGCATCGCCGCCCCATGCCGCCCATGCCACGCGGCCGGGCGACGGATAGCCATCTTCACCTTGGCTGAAGCCCTGCCCTTGCTTGTCCACTTCATGCCGCGCAAACCAGGCAGCCATGGTGATCACGGTGTCGGGTGACAGCTCATCACCGCTAAGGATCTGCGATGCCCTGGTGGCTGCCACATCAGTGCCGCCCTGCTCACCATCAGCTTTCCACGCGCGGTAGCGCTCAGCCTCCTCGCGCATTCCAGTGGTTGGCATCAGGTTGATCTCGGTGCCGTTGACGTTGGCCATTAGATGCCCTGCTCCGGCGCTGCGTTTGCTTCTGGTGCGTATGGGTCTTGCGGAATGATTGAGCCCGGTGGACGCGCTTGCGTAAGGCCAGCATTGCTCACCTTGCCAGGATCAATGTCAAGCACAAGGCCATGCTTCTCCGCCAGCAAGCGCTCGGATTCAAGCTGCACGAAGATTTCCTCAAGATCCCCGCCCTGCTCTGCAACCACCTCGCCCAGCGTCTTGAAGCCGCACCGCACAGCTTCTTTGTATGCGGCCACTTCCTTGGCAGGATCAACCCATGCCCAGCCGCGCGGCATCCAGCGCGCAGCCTTAAAGCGATCGGGTGCCAGCTCGTAGCCGGGCAGTGATAGCGCATTGCTCAGCACCGCCAGCTCAATCCACTCATGGAACACGCGGCGATGGAAGTTCTCGATCATCCACGATTGCAGAATTCGCCAGTGGTCGCGGTCTTCAATCAGGCTCAGCCTGCTGCTGCTGTAATTGGTCTGACTGAAGTCGCGCGAGATCGTCTCGTAGCTGCATCCGATGCCGGCAGCCATGGCGCGCAGCATCGCGCGCAGGAATGGCTCGAACTGACCATCGGGGCTGTCCAGGCTCGGCACTGTGACCGACTCGCCAGGGTTGAGGTATTTGAAGACGCCAGGCTCGAAGTTCGAGACGCGATCACCATCCATCACGTCATCACCGATCAGCTCGCCCTCGGGGCTGGTGATGAAGCCCATCAGTGCGCTGCTGGCCCGTGCTCGCACCACCTCGGCCTGCTCGTAACCCGCCAGGTGATGCAGTCGCTGGATTGCACTGGCGAACCATGTAACACCCCTCGTCTGGCCGGGTCGCTCGGCGCGGTAAAGGTGAATGATCTCCTCAGCCGGGATGCGCTTGTGGCGCTGCGTGCTGATTTGCTGGTTGCTGAACTGGTAATCGCCCGGGTGATACGCCAGGAAGTGATACGCGATCGGCCTGCCCCATCCGTCAACCTCCACGCCCATGCGGATCTCATTGCCCTGCTGGCTGCGGCCATTCAGGCCATCATCCAGCTGGTCCGCCTCGATCACCTCCATCGCCAGCGGCACAGTGCTGCCACCAAAGCTCTGCCGCACAAGGCGGACGAACACCTCGCCGCTCTCGGCGCAGGCGCGGATCACTAGCCTTTCAATGTCGGCAAAGCTCAGTTTGCCGCCGGTGTGGCAATGCCGCGCAGTTGTCCACTGGCGCCATGCCGCCTCAATTGCATCATTGACCTGAGTGTCAAGCCTGCCGCCGCGCTGCATCCGCACCTGCGACTGGAACGGGATGCCCTGCCCGATCACATTGCCTTCAATCGCGCGCAATGCCTGCCGCGCATAGTCATTATCCCGGCACAACTGCCGCGCACGATCGCGCAGCTTCTGCGCTGATCCATAAATCTCACTGTCGGCGCTGGTGTTACCTGTCACCCAGTCCGCAGTCAGCCTGCTGAACTGCGCGCCTTGGTACATCCGCCGCCGTGGTGCTGATGGTGCCGCTTGTTGCCTGCGCTTCTTGGCCATCAGCTGAATCTCACGAATAGGTTGTGGGGATTGCCCAGGCCATTGGCCGCCAGATCGGCAGCCTGCTCACGCTTCACATCAGATTTCAGCTTGGCCTCCAGCTGCAGCAGTTCTGTTAGCGGCAACTTCTTCAGCCGTCTGCTGCCGATGGTGTACTCAGCGACCGCGCCGCCCGATACCATCGCGCGGATCGCAGCCTGCACCGCATCAAGATCCTGCTGCGCCTGGCTGCGGCCATCAAATGCACCAGGCGTGCCGGCATAGTTCAACGCCGCCAGCACCTCAAGCTGGCCAGCGCCAAGCGTCAACTTCTCGCTACCGGCAGTGGCGATTGCCTGCCAGTACCATTGCCCTGCATCAAACCCGACGCTGGTGGCCGCGGCGATGGTCAGCTCCCACCCTTGGCCGTATGCACTGCCGGTGATCGTTGCCCCTTCGCTTGCAGTATTGGTGCGCAGGTAATACGTCAACGTCCAAGTGCTGCTAGTGACAGCAGCGCCAAACGCATCCACGCTGGCATCATCCCGCCATTTCACCGTGTCACCGGCTCGAATTGTCGCAGGGATGTTCACCGTTACCAGTTGCTGAGGAAGGCCGAACCAGCCTTAGCTGATCTTAGCGATGGCTTAGCGCGTGCTTCTGCTGGCTTGTCGAGTTGATCCCATATCGTCTTGCGGTCGTAGCGGGTGTACAGATGGCACAGCGCCGCATAGGCATAGACAAGGCAGTCCAGCGCCTCATTCCGCGCTGATGGCTTCTTGACCCATTCGCGCACCGGGAACCCTGAGCGGTTGTATCGCATCACTTGCTTCTCAGCGGTCAGCTGCTCGAAGTAGTCCACCGTTGCATCCATGTGGAAGTGCAGGTAGCCGGGCCCAGGCTCGCTATGCCTGATCCGACCAAACAGCGTGGTCTTGATCGTGTCGCTGCCGACCGGGTGCACCACCGCGCCGCGCTTCATGGTCTGGCCCTTGGCGTTGAGATCCACCTTGCTGCCCTTGCCGATTGGTGGCTTGCCGCGCTGGCTAGCGCCTTTGATCGCAATCACGCCCTGCCTGCCGCGCTCGCGTGCGTACTGATAAACCTCCGCCGTGAAATGGCCGCCGCTGTCGATCGCCACCACATGCGGTCGGATGCCGTGGCCCAGCGCGTGCGGCCACTCGCGTAGTACCAGCTGATCAAGCTGCTTCCAGAGATCTGCGCGGCTCGGGTCGCCGTGGATCTCCTGGTGGTCTAGCAGCCAGCCTTCCTCATCGCGGCCCCACGCCCAGACGCTGATCGCCAGGCGGTTGTCCTGCACGTCAACGCCGACCGTGACAGCTGACGCACCATCTGGCACAGTACCGGGCTTGTAATGCTCGCAGCGCTCCATCAATCCAGTGGCGCTCACCTTGCTGGCGTAGTCCTCTGCGAACGTCTCAGCCAGTCGCGTATTGACGAAGCTCTTAAGCATCGGCGCATCCGCCTTGCTGCGCATGAACTCGTCAACCATGTCGCCCCAGCTCAGCCAGCCGAGCGGTGAATAGAGTCCACTCAGCTGAAAGCCAGCAGTCTTACCGCCATCGCCAGGCGCAGTAGCGCGCCATTCACCATTACGCAGCAGGGCAGGCTTGTGCAGTTCCCCGAATCGCTCTTTGCACGCCTCGCATTCGTATGCCGCGCTGCTCGGATCATCCTTCTCCCACTTGAGCTGCGACCACTTCAACCATTGCATCGCGCCGCAACTTGGGCATGGCACAAAGTAACGGCGCTGATCACTGCGTTCATACTCCGCCTCGATACGACTGAAGTCCTTGATGGTCGGCGTACTGGTCAGCAGGATCTTCCGCCGCGCGAACGTCGTCGCTCGTTTCTCGGCCAGGCTGACCGGATCGCCCTCGCCGTCAACGTCCAGAGGGAAGGCGTCCACCTCGTCGAGGAAGATGTAGCGGCACGGCGTCGATCGCAGCCCGGTGGCTGAGTTACTGCCGGTGAGCAGGAGCATTCCACCTGGAAACTCCTTGCTAAACATCGTGTTACCACTGTCCCTGCTGCGGCTTGGCGCGATCCGCTCCGCCAGCACTGGCGTATCGGTGATCATGCTTTCAAGGCGCTGCTTGCTCAGGCGCTTGGCCATCTCAACTGTGGGCTGTACCGCCAGCAGTGGGCCCGGTGCATGATGGATGACATACCCGAGCCAGTTGCTGCCGGCTTCGGTCTTGCCGGTCTGCGCTGCGAACATCATCACCACACGCTGCACGGTGCTCCCTGTGCTCAGGCAGTCCATCGGTTCGCGCAGGTATGGCGTGCGCCCTGTGCGCCATGGGCCCGGCTCTGCGCTGGCCTTGCTGCTCAGCATCCGATACTGATCGGCCCACTCGCTGACCGTCAGCTGCGCATCAGGTCGCAGGCCATCAAGGAAACCGCCGCGGTATGCGTTCATTCGCTCAGCTCCGACAGTGCCGCGCGGTGCTCCTGGCTGAGCAGTTCATGGATCACCACCGGATCCGTCTCGCCCGCCAGTTGGTGGCTCAGTCGGTCCGCCAGGTTGGCCAGTGCTTCGCGGATGCTGCGCCCCAGCGCGAACGCTTCCTTCTTCACCTCATCGGCGCTGATCAGCTCGCGGCGTTGCTGGCTCACCTGCAGCTTGGCCAGCTCGGCCTGGTAGTGCTCACGCCTTGCGCGGCTTTCATTGAGGTCTGGGATCTCATCATCCGGCAGCGCCTCCACCCGGCGCTTCAGCTCGCGCGGTGTTGGGTCCGCCGGTGGTGACACCTTGCTATTGGCTGTGGCTCTCGTGTTCTTGTTCCACAGCTCCAGCGCCAGATCACGGTCCAGCCACCGCTGGCCGTCCTTGTCAACGATGGCAGCAGCGATTCGGCTTTTGCTTGCGTGGGTAACCGCGCCTTTCGTGCAGCCCTTCAAGATCGCAAACTCAGCAAAGCTGACAAGCACGGGTAGTTTAATCACTAAACCGATGCTAAACCCTCGCTAAACCGCCTGCCCTCGCTGCGCCGGGATCCCTTGCGGCGCAACGGTTTAGGCGGTTTAACGTCTGACGCTAGTTGAATGGCGAGATTTGAACTAACCCACATGCAAGGAACAAAAAGGGACCCAATCACCGCGACGCGAACACCAACCGTTCAAAGATCGACGGAAACTTTTCACTGAACTTCTTAGCCAAGATGTCACGCACTGGGAATTGTGGCTCGTACCGGGGCTGACGAGTGATGTGGAAGATCGTGTGAAAGCCCCGGGCCATTCCGCCATTGCGCGGTCTTGGTCCCACACGTGCGTAGATACCACGCGGCAAGCCACCAGGCGTACCGACGAAGAAATCAGACTCGCGCCGCTTGCGTTGTGACCGCCGCGAGCCAGAGACGTTCTGCGTTGCGCCTTGCTCGCGTAGGCCGCCAATGCGGCTGAGGATGCGCACCATGGTGGGGCCTGGTACGTTGCCGTACCTGTCCAGCTTGAGGGGGTAGACGCCGCCATTGGGCCTGGCCTCGGCCGGAACGATGTACTCGCCTGCCCTTAAAACGCCCTTGGCTTGCATTGCAGCTTCACTGCGCTTCTCGCTGCGCCTGCCACCGCCGACCATTGGCTGCAGATACTTTGCGGCAGCAGTGCCTTTGACCGCAGTGTCCTTAAAGCCGAAGCGTGCAGTTAGATCATTTGGCTTGGCCTTCTGAACAAACATTGAGTTCAGTGTCCATTTTGTTGGCTGATCGACGTATCGCGGCGTGACGTTCTTGAGATAATCGCGTGCGTCGTATGCAGCCAGCGTAATTGCTTTGGCCAAATCTTTATCCAAGTTCCCGCGCACGGCTGAAGTAAAACGAGCCAACTGATCCAGCTGGCTCGTATCAACATTGAGGCTGAGGTTCACTCCCGCACCTGAACCGGCATGACCAGATAAGTCTGACCGATAACGACTGGCGAGGTTGAGGTGTTGGCTTGAATGGTGATATCAGTGTCCGTGAAGCCCTTAAGGCCATCCACCAGATAGTGGACGTTGACGGCCAGTTGCGGCAGCTTGCCATCACATGCGACGGACTCAGCGCCGCTGCTGGTTTCGGACTCGGCGGTGACTTCAATGGCGCCGCTCTTGACGGTCAGTCGCACGATGTCATTAGGCGAGACACACGCGATCCGCTCCAGCGCTGCGAGCAGCGCCTCACGGTTGCAGGTGGCCAGGGTCTTGAAGGTGGCAGGGATCAGCTGCTGCACTGATGGGTAGGTGCCATCAAGGGTGCGCGTGATCATGCGCGTGGTGCTGTCCAGCTGAATGGCCACATGCCCGCCATCCACGGCGAAGGATGCAGGGTTCCGCACCTGCGCCATGGCGCGGGATGGGATGACCACATCCATCACAGGGGCATTGGTCGGGATGGTGCGCGACGCGAGCCGGTGGCCATCGGTCGCTTCCATGCGCAGCTCGCTGCCGTCGGATACCAAGTGAATGCCCGTGAGCACCTGCTTCGACTCATCAGTGCTGGCTGCCACCAGCACAGCAGCCAATGGCGCCGCCAGGTCGATCGCAGCGCCATCAGCAGCCGCCACTGCGGGCAGGCCGGGGAAATCATCCGCAGAGGCCGCTGAAAGGCTGTAGGAGCCGCCTGCAGTGGCCAGTGCCACGCGATCACCGTCAAGGGTCAAGGAGACCACGCTGGTGCCATCCAGCCGGCCTGTGATGTCCGCCAGCAGGCGATGCGGCACGACGGTGGCGCCAGCAGTGTCAACCATGGCGTCGATGCTGGTCTGTATGCCGATGCTCAGGTCATAGGCGGTGAGCTGCAGGCTCCCGCCATCAGCGCGGAGCAGTACGCCAGAGAGGATCGGATGGGTCTTGCCATTGCCGACAGCACGCGCCACAGCACGTAGCGCACGGCTGAGGTCGGATTGGGTGCAGGTGATCTTCATTGGGCAGCAGCTTCAGAAAGGGAACAAATGATGCCGTCGCAGTCGGCTTGGAATGATGCCACCAGCTCCAGTGGGATGGGGTGGCCATCATCCTGCGCGTTGTCGCGGATGGCATCGGCATAGGCGCGTGCCAGAACCAGGGTGTCGTGCAGCCGGTTGATCACCGGCGATTGCTTGGCGGGAATGTCAATGGTGTCCATGGGTCAGCCTTGTGGCCAGCGCAACCCTACTGCGCCGTGATCCATCCTGCAACAAACCTAACAGGCCTAACGCATTCCTAACGGGCTCTGTTAGGCGCAAACCCCTTGCCACCACTGGGTTCTCTCCCTTACCTAACAGACCTAACAGAAAAAGGTATAGATACATATGAGAGAAGACCTTACCTACTGGGTAGGAGGTACTACTCCTCTCTATAAGGGGGTCTTCCGAAAATCCGTTAGGACCGTTAGGTTCGTTAGGAATGAGTGGTGGACTGGGTTTTGGGCCTAACCAGCGCCTAACAGACCTAACAGCTCGATGCTCATTTGCACGGCACGGCTGGTTCCGCCGCCACCTTTGAACCAAACAGCGCCGGTCTTCACGGCACCTGGCAGGCGCGCGAGCACGATCGGCCAGCAGTTGCTCCATGCCGTATCAGAGAGCATGTGAGCGACGGCGTTAGCCGTGTTGCTGACGATCACGCAGCCGTCCTCAGCCTTGATGCCATGGCGTCCGAGCACGTTCTGCGCTTCGGTGGGTGTGACATGCGGATCACTGCCGCGGTGCAGGGCAAGCTCCACAAGCTCTGCGATGGTGCGCGTGACGGTGCGGTCACCTTCCACGCGGAGCTGATGCTGGAGGATGGTCTGAAGGCAGCGCCGCTCGTCTGGCACCTCGACGGCTTGGCTGTAGGCCGTCCAGTCGTTCTGTTCGATCAATGCCCATGCCTGCTCGCGGGTGACTACATCACGCGACTGCAGCGCCCATGCACCGGCCAGGAGGGTGCCGTACTGATCGCCAAGGCGCTGCGAGTCGAATGCCTCGGCCGCGGCCTTGACGAAGACCTTGACCGACTGGCGGATGGTGGGGATCAGCGCGATGGTGCGCGCGATCAGGCGTTGACCGACCTGCTCCGAGATGAAGCGGTCAAGGTCGCGATCCAATGCCTCCCAGTGCGCGGTGCGTTCATCCTTTGGCAGCTCGGCTGGATTGCGAAGCGTGAGCTGCGCAAAGCGGGATTTGTCGGCACCCTGCTTCAGAGCAGTGGCGATGCTGCTCATCAGAAACATGGAGCGGATGGTGTACCGCTGCGTATCACCCTCTGGGCTGCCCTTGAGGGTATGCGCGCGGCTTTCGCTGCTGGCGACACGCGCAAGGCCGAGCACCGCCTGCATCCGCTGCTGATCGTTGCGCTCATTGCTCTCAGCTTCGTCGAAGACCACCGGCAGCGCATCAGCGCGCAGGGCCTGCCGAATGCCAGGCTCGGTGGTGTTGCCGGCCACGATGAGGCCCATGTCGCCGAGCAGTGGGGTGACATAGCGGCCGAGCACCTCGGACTTGCCGGAGCCTGAGCCTGCGGTCAGCCAAGCATGTGGCCGCCAGTCAAGCGCGCCGCAGATCGGCGCCAGCGTGACCCAACCAGCCAGCAGCATCCCGGAGGCTGGCACCTCCCATAGGAACCGCTCGGCAAGGTCAAGCACCTGGAAGGCTGCGTCGTCATCCAGTGGTTGTACGCCTGATGGCCCTTGCAGGCGGCTAAGCCGCTGGTAGACGTAACTGCTGCCGGTGATGCCATCGCATACGGTGCGGTTGGCGCCATCAACGATCAGCTGATCACCGAGGTGCAGGACTGATCGGCCGCCATCCCACCATGCGCCACGCCCGCGGATGCGATCGGGAGAGTAGACACCAGCCGCGGCCTGCTGGGTGAAGATGCTGCTGGCGGCTGCAGTCCAGTTGACGCCTGTCTTGCTGGGATAGAGCGTCTCCCAGTACGACAGCGGCGCCAGTGCGCATAGGTTGGTGCCGGTGTGACTGCTGCGCGATAGGCGGCAGACCTGCCCGGTGCTGATCGGCTGGTAGTAGTAGCCATCACCATCGAAGCCAAGGCAGGCAAAGTGCTCACCCGCGGCTGGCAGTGGCTCGGGGTCTGGCTGCGCTATCGGATCAGGCGACTCCGGCGCAGCGGTTGGCGCCTCGATTGGCGGTGAGCGGTGGGCCTTGATGTAGGCGGCGGCTTCGGCTGGCGTCCATGTGGCATCAGCAAGATCCCACCCATCGGCGGCGCTATCGGGCGTGGTGACGATCCGCACCTGTGCGGCGCCGATCGACAGGAGACGCCCTGCCAGCTTGACCATCGCCTGGCGGCCGACATCATCAGCATCAGGCCATAGGGTGCAGCGCCGCCCGGCCAAGGGTGACCAGTCGGCCTTGTCGATCGCCTTGCACCCTGATGGCCAGGTAGCGACCGCCGCCGATGGGAACAGGCGTGCAGCAGCGTCGGCGGTCTTCTCGCCTTCAACGATCAGCACCGGCGCATCAGTGGCCCGCCGCGCCCAGTACAGCGGCCGCGGCGCTGGAGGTGCCTTCCAGCGCCAGCCGGTGCCGTCGTACGAGAGGGGTCGGATCTTCTTGCCGGGAAAGCGGCAGACGATGAAGGTGCTGCTGTAATGCCATACCTGCTCAGCGCCGGCAGTCGGTGGCTCCGGCACTACCGATAGATGCTGCTCAATGCGCTGGCACGCTTCGGCATACGGCCAGCCTGTGATGCGGGTGAGCAGGTCCATGCCATTGCCACCGCCGCCACCGCCATCCTTGCCGCCGCACTGGTTGCAGTACCACGAGCCGGTGCCGTCCTTGTCGTCGAAGCGGTAGCGATCACTGCCGCCGCAGCATGGGCAGGGCTGGTGCTTGTCGGTCAGCTGATCCGCGGACAGCCCGCCCAGCGCCGCCAGCAGGTCCGGCCACCTGCCGCGCGTGAGGTCTTGGATGGTCATTGCTTAAGCGCCCGCTCCAGTAGCACGCGGATCGCCGTTGCACGCGACATGGCATCACCACGCCAGGCATCCAGCCGCCGCAACAGCTCAGGCGTCAGGCGCACGGGTGTGGGATGAGCAAGACGCATCAGCTGGCGGTGGGGGCTTGCGGACTGTAGCCGCCGCTGCTACGGTCGGCAAGTCAGCTCAGCTGACACCACACCACAGGCTGGCAATGGCCACAACAACACATAAACACCTGCCGCTCTGGCTGGCGATGGAACAGGCCGGCATGAACGCACCCGGCACGCCACGCGACGCCATTGCGGCCGAGATTCGCGCGATCAGGGACTGGCTTCTTGGGCTTGATGAGGTATTTGCCGATGCGATTCCGTCGCAGCTCTACAACCTGCTGACCGCGCAGTCTCTGGAAGCTGAGAAGGCTGAGCCACCCGCGGCAGCCACCAGGCCGGCGACTCTGCAGCTCACGGCCGACCAGCAGGCTGCGATCGAGGGGATTCTCGAGGACATCACCAAGCCCGGCGCCACGCCTGTACTCTGCGGTTATGCCGGCACCGGCAAGACGGTCACCACCGCAGCGCTGGTTTCGCGGCTGGCTGATCTCGGCAAGCGGGTCGTGGTGGCCACCCCAACGCACAAGGCTCGCTCACAGGTCGAACGCGCCCTGGACAACTGCGGCGCCCACGGATTCGAGGCTGTCACGGTGGCACGCCTGCTGGGGCTGAAGCAGGCTCGCGATCGCGATACCGGCAAGGAGACATTCAAGCCGGATCTAGGCGGCAAGAACATGCTCAACAAGGAAGAAGAATGGGACGACGCCTTAAGGATGAAGGTTAAGATTAAAGGCATTGATGTTGTCATCGTTGACGAGACATCAATGCTCAACAGCGAACTTTACGACTTGCTGCTGCGCGAGCTTGAAGGTCGCCCCGTTGTGTTCGTCGGCGATGACCGCCAGCTGCTGCCGGTGGGCGAAGATCAGGCCTGCAGGGCCTTCACCGAGGGCAGCTCGCTCTATCGGCTGACCGAGGTACTGAGGCACGATGGCGCCATCCTTAACCTAGCCACCGCTACCAGGCAGATGCCGGTCGGCAGGGCCCGCTTCGCGGCAGCCGAAGGCGGCGGCTCTCGCGTGGTAGGCCACCGCAGCCGCTATCAGTGGGGCGATGCCCTGCTGGGGATGATGGCCTCAGAGGAAGCGATGAGCGATCCAGACTTCTGCCGGGCCCTGGCCTTCACCAATAAAGCGGTGGACGAGATGAACCTACGCATCCACCAGCGCCGCTACGGGTTGAACGCGCCGCAGTTCATAGAAGGTATGACCTGCGTGACAGTGGACGCCATCCCGGATCCGCTGGGGACAGGCCTGCTATTGAACAGCACGGTTGATGTGCTGATTGTGGAGGCCGAGCGCGGCCCGCGTCGGTTTGCGGACTTTGGCGATGAGCCGACCGATGAACCCTGGGACACCTGGGAACTGACGGTCATTGGTGATTTTGACATGGCGAGGACGTTTCGCGTTATTGCCAAGGATCACGAACAGCGCTGGAAGGAATCACTGAAGGAGATTGCCGATCAGGCGAAGGCCGCCAGCAGCAAGGAGCGCAAGGAGCTTTGGGATCTGTACTTCCGGCGCAAGGATTGCGTCGGCAAGCTGCAGCCCGCCAGCGCACTGACGATCCACAAGTCCCAGGGCAGCACGTTTCGGCATGTGTTTCTGCATTGGAGCGTTGACGGTTGGGGATCGGCGCCGACCGCCCAGCAAAACCAGCTGGCCTATGTCGGAATCACCCGAGCTGCTGAGAGCCTGCATGTGGTGGCAGACCGATGACCAATAGACTGCTAGACCGCTGCACCATGGCGCTCACCGAAGCGTTAATGCACGAGACACCGCCAACCATTGAGCAGCGGCACCAAGCACGCCGCGCTGTTGAGGCGGTACTCGATCACTTGAGCTACGAGCTGATCAGCTTGGCAGAGCGCCGCCCCAGCATGACCGTTCATGCGCTGGCAATGCTGCTGCGGGAGGAGGCAAAGCTGTGAGCATGACCCTCCGTCCCTACCAGCAACAGCTGGTAACCGACATCCGCTTGCAGTACCAGCTGGGCAAGCGCAGCGTGCTGGCAGTGTTGCCCACTGGCGGCGGCAAGACCGTCTGTTTTGCCTACATCGCTGATGCTGCCAGCCGCAAAGGCAACCGCGTGCTGATCCTTGTGCATCGCGCGGAGCTGCTGGATCAGGCCAGCCGCAGCCTGCCGATGCACCACGGCATCATCGCCGCCAATCGCGCCATGGACCTGAGCCATGCGGTGCAGGTGGCCAGCGTGCAAACCGTGGCGCGGCGGCTGCACCGGCTGCCGCGGGACATGTTTCAGCTGATCGTGGTGGACGAGGCCCACCACACCACGGCTGGCACTTGGGCGGCGGTGGTGGAGCACTTCAGCACCGCCAAGTTGCTGGGTGTGACGGCAACACCGATCCGTGGTGATGGCCGCGGCCTTGGCCAGCACTATCAGGCCATGGTTGAAGGTCCGAGCGCGCAGTGGTTGACCGATAACGGCTACCTAGCAGCTGCGCGGGTGCTGGCACCGCCTGGGTTCAGCGCTGCCGGGATGCGCAAGCGGATGGGTGACTTCGATCAACGCGACGCGGAGCAGCAGGTGCGCGCGATTCATGGCGACTGCGTGAGCCACTACCGGCAGCATCTGGCAGGCCAGACCGCCATCGCGTTCTGCTGCAGCGTTGCCCATGCCGAGGCAGTGGCGGCATTGTTCCTGCAGGCCGGCATCCCAGCCGCCAGCATCGACGGCAGCATGGATGCCACCACGCGCCGCCAGCTGCTGAGCGACCTTGGCAGTGGCCGCATCAAGGTGCTCACCAGCTGCGCGCTGATCGGTGAAGGGGTGGACGTGCCAAGCGTCGGGGGCTGCATTCTGCTGCGGCCTACGGCCAGCGTGGGCCTCCACCTGCAGATGATCGGCCGGTGCCTGCGGCCATCCGGCAGCAAAGTGGCTGTGGTGCTCGACCATGTAGGCAACTGCCTGCGGCTGGGCCACCACCTTGAACCGCGCGAGTGGACGCTGGAAGGGCTCAAGAAACAAGACCGCGAGAAGGCGCCCAGCGTGAAGGTCTGCCCGAAGTGCTACGCCGCAATGGCCAGCCAGTCGCGGGTGTGCGGCGAGTGCGGGCATACGTTCGCCGCTGAGGTGCGCGAGCTGGAGCAGGTGGATGGTGAGCTGGTTGAGATGGCCGCCCGCCAACGCAAACGCCAACAAGGCACCGCGCAGAGCCTCGACGACCTCCGCCAGCTAGCGCAGCAACGCGGCTACAGGCACGGATGGGCTGAGCGGGTGTACCAAGCCAGACTGGCGAAGAGGCATGGCATCGCTTGACCGAGCAACAGATTCAGCAGCACATCCGCCTTGCCCTTAGCCGCGGCCCGGTGCGCCTGTACCGCAACAACACCGGCACGTTGCGTGACCAGCATGGCCGCCCGGTGCAGTTCGGCCTGGCGGTTGGCAGCGCTGATCTGATCGGCTGGCGCACGGTCACGATCACACCCGACATGGTGGGGCAGCGGGTGGCCGTATTCACCAGTATCGAGGTGAAGAGCGCCACGGGCCGACTGCGCCCGGAGCAGCAGCAATGGCTGGAGGCCGTGCAGGCAGCAGGCGGCATTGCTGGCATCGCGCGCAGCGTTGAGGATGCGGCACGGTTGACAGGGGATGCGCAGGGTGTATGATGGTTGCACGGGGCGAGAGTCCCGCCTTCATTGCGACCCCAACCATGGAACCAATCTTTTACCTGCTGCTGCCTCTGCTGCTGGTGGTAGCTGTCATCCTCTGGCTCTCTGAGAGCCGCGAGCAGCGCATCCGCCGCTGGTACAAGCAAGGCATGAGCCAGCGGTGTATTGCTGATCGGCTGTGCTGCAGCCGTTACGCCGTCCGCAAGGTGCTGGCATGAGCAACGCCATCTGCTTCCTGATCGCCGCGGCCACTGCTGCATTCATTGGCATTCAGGCCGCCGACATTCCACCTGCCACTCATTCCGGCACGCAGTCCTACATCCGCAAATGACCTCCTCTGATTCCTACTGGACGCTGCAGGCTGCCATCGCATACGGCGGTGGCTTCATGCGGCGCCTTGCTGATGCTGGGCTCCACGCTGACCCCAGCAACCGCCAGCGCCTGCTGCTGGCATTCCCGGAGCTGCAGCAGTGCTACGGCCCGCAGACGTTCCTCCACCGCCAAGCGCGAGGTAACGCATGACCAGCAACGCCGAATATCACGCCGACCCGGCCATCAGCGCCAGCCACCTGCACGCGGTTGCCGCCAGCCCGTACCACTACTGGAAGCGGTTCATTGATCCGAACCGCCCGGTGGTGCCGCCTACTGCAGCCATGCGCCTTGGCACCCTTGTGCATTGCGCAGTGCTTGAGCCTGACGAGCTAAGCGCGCGCTACGGCATTGCGCCCGATCGCCGCACCAAGGAAGGCAAGGCCGCCGCGGCCGAGATGGAGGCCGCCGGTATCGAGCCGGTATCAGCGGCCGACATGGAGCAGGCCATGGCCATGAGCGCCAGCGTGCGCAGCCACCCTGATGCTGCGGCGCTGCTCAAGACCGGCAAGGCTGAGCAGTCCTTCTGGTGGGATGACACGATCAGCGGCCTGCGCTGCAAGTGCCGCCCGGACTGGATGACGAATGACACGCTGGTAGATCTCAAGACCACCACGGATGCCAGCCCTGCCGGCTTTGCCAGGTCGGTGGCGCACTGGCGGTACCACGTACAGGCCGATCACTACCAGGCCGGCACCTTCGCGCGGCGGTTTGTGTTCATCGCAGTTGAGAAGACCTATCCCTTTGCGGTCGGCGTCTACGAGCTAGACAACGACGCCATGGATCATGCCATCGTGCTGCGGCGGCAGAACCTGGACACCATCGCCGACTGCCGCGCGATCAGCGAATGGCCCGGCTACAGCACGCAAACCATCAGCCTGCCGCGGTGGGCACTGCAGACCTCTGACACCATCACATCCGATGACTTCTAGCTCCCTTGCGCTCTGGACACCAGAGCAGACGCAGCTGATCGCTACCACCATCGCGCCCGGCTGC